ATGTTCTCGTTTTGGTTTAGCCCGTAAATTTTTAAACCCTTTGTCATTAATAGACTTTAATTCTAGCACCACTTCAGAGTACAAGGGGTGACTCAAAATAAAATCTGCCCTCCCTGATATCGGTGGGTCTTCAGAAACACAAGAAATTTCTCGATCTTTAACAATTCCCATTTTTTCAAAATAAGAATTCATCCTATCTTCTAAATATGACCCATTATCAAAAATTCTACGAGTATAACTATATATAGTAGAAGGAGCAAGCATTCCTCTATAAGCTAAATACAAATGCTTATCGCATGGTGATCCCAATACAGAGGGGAAAAAACACCACGGACGGCTAGGTGGACGTGTCTCAGTTAAGTACTCGTCAAATAAATCTAACAGCCATTTATCCTGGTTTGCTAGGGCTTTATTAGCAGTACTTACGGTGTGTCTAGTGGTAAGTTGTTTAATACCAGCCATAATATATCCTTTATACTTTGTTTAGAATTCTCTTTAATATGTATAATATACTCTATCCCTGGAAAAGTTTGGAGATTTGTATCTCGTAATACATCCCTTTTTCGTAAATGTCCATAAATGCCATCTGCTTCTATGATCATACCAATATCCTTAATATGAAAATCTACAGTATATTTGCCGAATTCTACCTGTTGGTCATACCTTAACCCAAAGTCAGATAGAATTTCAGCAATTATATTTTCCTGTTTAGTATAATCTTTAGGTAACAGCATTTTTCAAAGCCTCAAATAATTCAGGCTTATCCAAAAACTGTTGCTTAATTCCATTAAGACCCATGGCCTTAATATCTCCATAAGTATACCACGCTCCTGCTCTACTAATGATCTTTTGGTCTAGAGCTTCTCTAATATAACTTTCTACTACATCTATCCCCCCCTCTACTCTAAAGGGCACTGTAGCACTACGCCAACTTTCTCCCCCCACCTTACTTTTGCGTAATCGAATTTCCATATCAAAACCTACTTTAGTACCCTTTGGTTCTTCAATCCATCCAGAACGTCTTACTTGAAGCAGAAAATGAGCAAAGAATCCTTGAGCTAATCCCCCAGGCATGTTATCAAGGGCCACAGGGCCAATACTTGACCTTACTTGATTAATTGCCACTAATGCAGAACCATGTTGAAGGTTGGGTAAAAGCTTTGGCAGAGCGGAATTTACAAATCTAGCTTGCCATGCCATCGGATTATATGCAAAATCTTCATCATGGACTGCGGTGGGCACTAATCCAGCTATACTATCTAACACAATAACATCCACACCGCTCCGCATTAACTCTCTAACAGTATCTAAGGCTTCTTCTCCATTAACTGGTTGAGAGACTAATGTATTTTGAGTATCTATTCCACATTTAGCATACCAGTCTCCATCCCAAGATAGTTCAGTATCAATCCAAGCAGCAATACCCCCAGCCTCTTGTGCCCTAGCAACGATCTGAGAAGCCAAATAAGACTTGCCTACATTAGTTGGGCCATATAGTATGGTCAATCGCTTTCTAGGGATGCCACCGCCCGTTAGAGTGTCAAGAGAGGGTATTCCAAAAGAGATGCGCCCAAAATGAAAATCATCACTGTTTCCTCTCAATAAATTTAACTTTTTATTTCCTAACAGTTGACTAATTGCTTCTTCAGCAGTGTTCTTCATTTACTGGTACCTCACTCCTACGTAATGCTTCAGCCCATGCCATATAGACCGCAGCACATTGAATTACCTCATGGTATAAATTATCACCATTTTCATATATTTCTCTCGCTGCTTCCCCTACCTCTTCTGTAGCAATAACATTCCATAATGCATCGGTATTCTTTATTTGGTCACCCCACTTATTATCCTGAAATTCTCGTTCAGCTAGTATATCCTCCATAACTACTGCCCTAGCTACTTCTATCCTATTATGGGGGGTCATGATGCCCCCCCAGAATCTAAGACACTTTCAATCTTTTCATCTACTGATTTTCGTACTTCAGCCCAAATTACTTCTACAGCCTTTCCTGCTTCCTCTAGTTGAGCAGATACAGGCAATTCTGTATCCACATCCCTTATATCCACATCAATACGACTGTACTGATTTGTGTCCAATGGCCCTACCCTAAACGTAAACCCTAGATGTACACTTACTTTAGCCATTCTATTCCTCCTATTTATAAAATTCCTACTCCATTATCTATCGCTCCCCCATTTTCTTGATATAATTATCATGATAGTCATAAGAACAATACCAAACACCACTAACCGCCACCAAACCCGTATTAGCTCCGTAAATATCCCCATATTCAGTATACCATATAATAGTTCGCTCATCCACCTATCTCATCTAAGTCTTTAATTGCTAAATTAAAGGTAGTACTTTTCAATAACAACCTATTACGAGCATCAAAGTCTCCTGCCTTCCATAAAACTGCTGCATCAAAAAAGGCTTCAGGTGTTTTTTGCCCAAGCAACCAAATATTTTTAAGATTATCATATTGAATTGTGCGTCCTATTTTACTAGATTTCTCATATTGCAGACTTACAAACATATATAACTCAGGCCGTTGAAATGTGCTTATATCATACACAGATACATCATAATCATCTTGGGGAACCACTGTCCTACGCTTAGTCTTAATCTCCGTATGAGTGCCATCCTGTAAAACTAAATCATAATGATATTTATCTGTACCTGTGGAAGTAGCTGTTAAATCCGCTCCCAAATAATCAGCAACTGCTTCTTCCGCTAAGAAGCCTGCGGTAGCTACATCAGATAATCCTGATCCTGAATGTTTAACTTGAGTACGAGCTTCACTGAAATTGACCTCTTTTGCCCGTTCTATAGCCCTGTCTATCATAACCTGGGTAAATGGAATACTTTTCATCTATTCCTCCTTTAGCCCTAGAGTAAACCATTCCTTGTCTAGCATCAATCCTATTATAGCATATCCAGCTATGTCTGTAAAGGTATCCTGAATAGGTTCATGTTTAGCAATTCCGTTTCCATTCCATATAAGATTTTTCAAACGACTCACTTTATCCCACAAACGTACTACTAATCCCTTATCCCCAAAACCCAATATGTTATCCTGTCCATAATCATGTTGCTTAGAAATTACAGTATAAGCAATTTGGGTAGCCACTCGATGGCAAGCCTCATCAAACGTCTCTGGGGGCATTATAGGTGCTGGCATATTCTTCCTCCCAATCTATATAATTCTCTACTTGTTCTTGTACACTCACAATACTTGGCGCAACTTTAGTAGCCCAAGAAGGCTTGCATAGAGCAATATCAACCTTAAGTGGAATATTCAAACTATTTACTTCCAACAATGCTTGAATCCTTTGCGGTAATACTTCAAGTTCAGTTTCATGAATTTCACAAATAATCTCATCATGAACTTGAAGCAGCAAGTTACTTTTTTTATCTTTAAGATAATCATATACTTCTATTATCCTCTCATTTAAAATATCAGCACTAGTCCCTTGAACTAAATAATTTACACCTTTATAAGCAATGTCTTTATCAATTTGATAGATTCGACCATATCTATTCTTAATCCATCCTCGTTCTTCCACTGCTCTAATAACCGAAGCAAAGAATCCCTTTGACCCTGGTAAACCTTTAAAATACTGTCCCTTATATTGTAAGGCTTCCCTTTCGGTCACATTTAATTGTTTGGCTAGTTTAGCTTTACCAATTCCATAAATAACTCCAAACGTAATATTCTTAGCCATCTGTCTATAAAATTTAAAATTCTCCTCTTCTCCCGTAAGGGAGAAAGCCCTTTTAGCTGCTTCCCCATGAAAATCAGTATCATCCTGTCTTAACATTTGCTCAATCTCAGCATTTTTTAAATAACTTAAAAATACCCGAACTTCCATCTGAGAATAATCAAACGATACTAAGGTATATCCTGGCCTAGCCAGAAATAACCTACGTATGGATAACTGGTGAGGATCATCTTCATTATAAGATTCGTCCCCCACAAAACCCCAAGTATTCCATGTCTCATCACTTAAATTTAAGTTTGCTGTAATACCTTTTGCTGCCATCTGAGCATTAATACGACTCTTAATGGCTTCCCTTTCTTCGGGTAGTAACTCCCTATCTGTAAGCTTAAAATGGGTTCTAGGTATGTTTTGAAGATTTGGCCTACGAGAAGACAATCTCCCAGTTACGGCCCCCCAATTACAATAAGACGTATGTATAGTATCTACAGAAGCATACGGTTCTAAATACGTAGCCCTTAACTTCTCTAAAGTTCTATATTGTCGTATTAATCCTGCTATTGGGTTATCTATTTGAGCTAGTGCTGCCTCATTCCAAGCATCATTACCTTTAGGAGTCTTAACAGGAGAATACACCCCCTTCTCATTCAACACTTCTCCCACTTGTTTAGTGCTATGTATATTAAATTCTTGGTCAGCTAATTCATAAATTTGGTTAGCTATAAGCTCTGTGCGATGGTCAACCTTTTTAATAGCCTCTAAAGCATATTTAAAATCTACTACTATGCCCCTATTTTCCATGTCATATAAAACCCTGGTTAATTTATTTTCCAATTCTAGTACATCTTCTTGTCCTGTTTGTTGAATCCGCATCAAGGCATGATAGTAAAGTTTTTCAGTATATAGTGCATCTAGTTCACAATACGGCCCCAAAACATCAACAGGAGCCATAGAAAAATCCTTAAACCACTTATTCTTCCTCAACCATTTCTTAGTATCCTTATCATATGCGGCTGATTCTTCTCCATATACCCTAGTAATAGTACTGGTTAGAGCAAGGTCTTTAACACTAGCTGGTTCTATAAGGCGCATCATTACTATAACATCAGCCCAGGCTTGGGTTTCGGGGCTAAAGAAGCCTTCGTTTTCCAGAAACTTAATATCAAATTTAATGTTATAACCAACCAACTTTTTTGCTAACCCAAGCACTTCCACCAAATCATTTAAAAGTGCGGGTTCTAAGTTAGCTCCTTGTTGATGGCGAAATGGGAAATAATAAGTATTAAAATTATAAGAGATACCTATTCCACATAATTGATTATGCTTAAAGGGGTCTAACCCATTAGTTTCAGTATCAACTATTAAAGTGCTATCCGCTTCGTCAACTAGCTGCTGACGAAGCGGAGTCACAACTTCCCAATATTGGTCAGGAGTAATAACTAACATTTAAAATAAGTCATCACTTTTGGTATTATTAAGGCTAACTGCCCCAGCTACCTTACCATTTACACCACCGTACCGACCTTTAAAATATTCCTTAATACTGGGCAAATCCCCTACTTGAGCTAGGCTATCCTCAGGAACTACGCCCTTTCTAGCCGTACCCGCAATCTGGTAAGATGTATCAAACATTCCTGTGCCAGTACGTTTAATTCGGATTATACCCTTATCCAAACCATTCCAATCATTATAGACATCAACCAACTGATTCCATATATAATCACTGCGCCCAAAAGTCAGAGACACAATCCTAAAGTCTTCTATTACTTCTTTAAACATCTTCTTACCACCTGGGCCACTTACCGCTTCCCAATCATCATTACGTCTTTCATTA